CGTACCCCGACGAACAAACATGTGGTCGACGGATTTATGTATGAATTGCCTTTCCAAACTTTCATGGGATTGTGTGGGATGGTGATGGTAGGACACGGAAAAGCACCATGCATTCACAGCATTCACACTGCAGGAGTCACAGGACAGTGTGAGGGTGCTAGTGATTGTTTGTTGCAATCCGATTTGCGCACAGCCGTCGACTCATATTTAGAGAGGAAACATGTTTTGAAACTTGCCCAACCTGGAAAACTAGATCTTGAACAAATGAAGATTGGTATTCAGAAGAAGATTCACACGAACAGCCCATTGCACGATATTAAGGATGATAGTGCCGTTATGTTGTATGGACAGACCACAATTCCGGTGACGAAGTTTAGACATTCCGTTCACAAGACGAAGTGTTATGACGACGTTGAAGAGTTGTTTGGAATGGGACAAATCGCGAAACCCCCCCCCGCGATTCCTGGCCATAGACATTATGCGAAGGCATTGGTTAACTTGACAAATCCAAACAGAGGGTTCCCCGAAGTTTGGATGGAAGAAGCTGTAAACGACTTTCTTGGCGGAGAAGTAGCCGCGGTGGTGGTGCGGTACAAAGGTCGATTGCAACCATTGACTATCGAACAAGCATTGAACGGTGTTGTAGGCATGAGAGGGATTGACAGATTAGATGGTAACACATCTGCTGGCATTCCATATCTTAAGTCGAAGAACCAGGTGTGTCCACGTGTAGGTGATAAGATGACGATGGACAGTGACATGATGCAGATCTACATCTTCAAAGAGAATTTGTGGGCAGATGGTATTCGTACGTACGAAGTGCTGAATTTGTGTTTGAAAGACGAGGCAATGGCTATGTTGAAAGAGTTCGCCCGCTCTTTTCAATGTGCCAACATTCATTTGACGGTGGGAATTAGGCGACATTATTCCCCTTTGGTCAACATGATCATTGATAATGCTTTACCGTTTGAATGTGCCTTGGGTATCAATTGCCAGGGTCCCGACTGGCACCACACCATCGAGCATCTTGCGCGTTTTGGCAAGGATCGCATTGTTGCTGGGGATCATAAGGCGTATGACCAGCACATGAGTTCAGGTGCCACCACGGCAGCTTTCTCCATGCTGATCGAGATGGCGAAGGATTGTGGTTATGATCAGCGATCGTTGGCTGTCATGCGGACACTAGCCACCGAAATCACACATCCTATGATTAATGTGAATGGAGATCTCGCTAAGTTGTTCGGTAGCAATCCCTCCGGGCATGCGCTGACAACTGTTGTGAATTCTTTGGTTAACTCCTTGTACCATCGTTGCGTTTATATCTCTTTGAAAACTTCACCCTTGC